ATCGGGTGCAGCAAGCTATGACGCTTTTGGTGGAGGCGTGCCTGTTGCAGCCAACTACATCGAAGACGTATTCAGCACTTGGCTGTACACCGGTAACGGCACAACGCAGACCATCACCAACGGGATTGATTTGGCAGGTAAGGGTGGGCTGGTTTGGACGAAGTACAGAAATGTCGCCTTCAACCACTGTCTTATAGATACAGCTAGAGGTGCTTCCGTTTATTTGAGGTCAAACTCAACCGGAGCAAACGTCAGTGACTCCACACAACTTTCTTCTTTTAATAGCAGCGGATACACCCTTGGAGACAATTCGTCTAGCAAGCTAACAAACGAAAGCGGTGGAACCTACGCCTCATGGACCTTCAGAAAGCAGCCGAAGTTCTTTGATGTGGTGACGTGGACGGGGGATGGTGTTAATGGTCGGCAGATTGCACACAATCTTGGCTCCACACCCGGTTGCATTATTGTAAAAAGCACCACGTATGGAACATCTACGTATAACTGGGCGGTTTGGCACAGGTCGCTAACCGCAGGGACTGGTTTGGCGTTAAACCTTACCTCAGCCGCAGGTACGGGGTCTACACTTGGCTCGCAAATTTCAAACGTCACATCAACAACCTTTACGGTAAGTTCTGCATCGGTTGTCAATAACGACACTAGCTCGTTTGTCGCCTACCTCTTCGCCCACAACGCAGGAGGATTTGGCCTGACGGGTACGGACAATGTGATTTCGTGTGGGTCGTTTACTACTGATGGATCAGGCAATTTCTCTGTCAACCTTGGATATGAGCCTCAGTGGGTGCTTTATAAAAGCTCCGGGGTATCTTCTTGGCGCATTATGGACAATATGCGCGGAATGCCTGTAAATGCGGCAGGTAACTCACTTTACCCCAACACGGCTGATGAAGAGTCTTCGGAACTTGGTGTATCCCCCGCAGCAACAGGATTTTCTAATACCTCTGGTGCTTTTCCATCCTCAACCGCCTACATCTACATCGCCATACGCCGTGGCCCGATGAAAGTGCCGACAACGGGGACGAGTGTGTTTGCGCCTGTGGCTCAGAACAGTGCTGGAACAGTAACAACGGGGTTTCCTGTTGACTTGATGCTTGGCGCGTCAAGAAACATTGCCCACAACACATACTCTTTGGATCGCTTGCGCGAAAGCTCAACCACACGTTTTGCCCAACTAAGAACAGACACAACGTCAGCAGAATCAAGCGGCACTGGTGTTGGCATCGGGTTGGACAACAACACGGGATATGTTGACAACTGGTTTGTTCCTTCTGGCTCTGGTGCTGCAAGTGGAAGTGCCACGGCTTATTGGAACTTCAGACGCGCCCCCGGCTTCTTTGATGAGGTTTGCTATACGGGGAATGGCAGTTCTCCGCAGAATATTACGCACAACCTACAAAGTTCACCGGGTTTCATAATTGCAAAAACAAGAAGTGGAGCTGCAAATTGGTGTGTTTGGCACACAAATAATGGAGTTGCCAATCAAGCCATTAGCTGCTTGTCATTAAATTCAACTGGCGCATCCATTCAAGGCGCAGCTGAACCACAGTTTACAAGCACAACATTTGATGCCTATGCCGTTCTTGATGTCACATCAAATGCGACAGCCAATCAATCTGGCATTAACTATGTTGCCTACCTTTTTGGCAATTGCCCCGGTGTGTCAAAGTGCGGGACTTACACGGGTACTGGCGCTACACAAACTATCGACTGTGGTTTTACTGGTGGCGCAAGGTTCGTCCTTATAAAGCGCACAAACAGCACTGGTTCGTGGTTTGTCTGGGATAGTTCAAGAGGCATGGTTGCTGGTACAGACCCACGTTTGGCGCTGAACTCAACTGCCGCCGAAGCCAACAATAACTGGGTGTACACCACCACTGGCGGCTTCCAAATTGTTACCACTGATGCATCGGTTAACGCCAACGGTGGCAATTACATCTACCTCGCAATCGCATAAGGAATCAAAATGCAAATTCGACACAGAGAAACAGGCGCAGTAATGTACGAGAGCGAATTCCGTGCATACCAGCAAGCCAACGGTGGCCCTACATGGGATCAGACAACAGAGGAAATCCTCGACAGCTTAGGCGCTGATGTGGTCTTTGAAGGCCCACAAGCTACAGGCGGTACGGTCTATCAGTTCTCCATGCCTGACGGTGTGGAGCAGGTCGATGGCAAGTGGTATACCAAGTACATCCTTGGCCCTGTCTTTACTGACACAGAAGAAGCCACTGCTGCTGAACAGGAAGCTGCTTACAAGGCCGCTAAAGACGCTGAACAGGCTAAGTCTGTGCGTCAAAGCCGTAACGACAAGCTCAAGGAGTGCGACTGGACTCAGATTGCTGATAGCACTGCTGACAAAACTGCTTGGGCTGTATACCGTCAAGCCTTGCGTGACATTACTACACAGACAGGTTTTCCTTGGACTGTAGAATGGCCCGTGGCTCCGTAATGTGGCATAATTCAAAGCATGAATATAGATGCTTTGAAATCACTGTTGCGATACGATCCTGAAACGGGTCTGATCTATTGGATTGCCAAAGGTAAAGGCAAGATAAAAAAGAAAGCTGCTGGCACTTTGTTGCATAGCGGTTATCTTGGAATCTGCATAGGCCCAAAACGATGGCAAGCACATAGGCTTGCTTGGGCATTGCATCATGGCGCTTGGCCTAAAGATCAAATTGACCACATTAATGGCATCAAAACTGATAACAGGGCTTGCAACTTGCGTGAGGCAACAAACTCGCAAAACGGCAAAAATCTTAAGTTGTCAAAAGCCAACAAAACAGGAATTGCTGGAGTTTCTTGGAGCAACCATCATCAAAAATATCGCGCACACATTAAAGTAGATCACAAGTCGAAATATCTTGGCGCGTTTAAGACAATTGAAGAAGCGGCAAAAGCAAGACATGATGCTGAAGATCAATACTTTGGCGAATGGAAAAGGAACAAAACATGACATTAAAAATCTGTGTGTACGCTATCAGCAAAAATGAAGAAGCATTTGTTCAGCGGTTTTGCGACTCGGCAAAAGATGCTGACCTGATTCTTATTGCCGATACAGGCTCTACTGATGACACGGTTAAGCTGGCGCTTGAATGCGGCGCAAGGGTTTACGACATCTGCGTCAAACCTTGGCGCTTTGACAAAGCTAGAGATACCGCTTTGGCACTTATCCCCGGCGACTTTGATGTTTGCGTTTCTCTTGATCTTGATGAGGTTTTAGAACCGGGGTGGCGCGAGGAAATTGAACGTGTGTGGACAGAGCAGACCACACGCTTGCGCTACAAATTTGATTGGGGTAGTGGCATCAGTTTCTACTACGAAAAAATTCACCATCGTCATGGTTATTGGTGGAAACACGCAGTCCATGAATGGCCTAAAGCAGACGGGCGCATCAACGAGATATACGCACACACTGACAAGCTGTTGGTTACGCATCTGCCGGACAACACAAAGTCTCGTGGTCAATACATGCCATTGCTTGAGTTAGCAGTTAAGGAAGATCCATACTGCCCTCGCAATGCTTTCTATCATGCTCGTGAACTAACCTTCTACGACCGATGGGAAGAGGCCATAGAGGCGTTAAATCGCTACTTGGCTATGCCTGGGGCTACTTGGGAAAATGAACGCTGTTATGCCATGAGATTGCTTGGCAAAGCACATGAAGAGACAGGCAATGGATGGACAGCGCAGAAGTGGTACAGATTAGCTTGTGCTGAAGCTCCAAACACCCGTGAGCCTTGGGTTGACTTAGCTATGTTCTGTTACCGCAGAAGCCTGTGGACAGAGTGCTATTCAGCAGCAAAGCAAGCCTTACAGATTGTTGACAAACAGGCTGTATATACGATGGACCCATCTGTGTGGACTGAAAAGCCTTTTGACCTAGCTTCCCTTGGTGCTTGGAACCTTGGCCTGAAGGCAGAAGCAGTTGATTTATGCAGAAAAGCTTTAGAATTCAACCCAACTGATAGCAGATTAATCAGGAATCTAGAGCAAATGACAACCACGGTGACATAACATGGCCGACTATACACGTCTGAGAACACCATTTACCAATATGTCATTTACTCCGGACGTTCCGAGTAATGCTCTTGGTCCAAATGAATACAACAACGGGCGTAATATTGAATCCGATGTTCGTGGCGTTAAAAAGATCTTTGGTGAAGAAGAAATCCTGAGCGTCATTCCTAACGAGCCTATCTTCATGGAAGGCGGGTATCGTTCGGAAACTCAGTGGGTCTACATTGTTGCCACTAGAAACTCTTCTAGTGAAGGCAAGTGGTACATGCTTACCTCTAGTGGTATTAGCAACATTACCCCTGGTGTTGGTGCAAATCCAAGTGTTTTCCTTGCTGGATACACTGCTGACCTGAATATCACCATGTCTGTTGTTGGTGGCGTGTTCTTTATCAATGACACGCTGAACAACCCCATGTATTTCCAATCCACAGCCAATGAGATCACCATTGAGTCTGATGCCAATTGGAACTATGAGCCTGGGGTTACTAAAACCACTGCTGGGTTTGTCAGAAGCTATTCCTCTCCTAACCTTGGCAACATCTTAGTTGCTGGCAATATCACCAAGATCATTGGTGGGGTTGAGTACAACTACCCTACTACGGTACGGTGGTCACAACCTTTTGCTCAAAATGGTTCACCGGGAACATGGGAGCCAACACTGTCTAACGTGGCTAACGAGCAAGAAGTTCCTGTTCGTGGCCCATTGATTGATGGCTTTGTTTTTGGTGGAAACTTCTATGTATGCTCATATTGGGATACTGTTGTTTTTTCGCCAATTAACTACCAGAACTCCACAGCACCAGTATTTGGTATTCGACTGTATAACCAAGGTCGTGGGTTAATCAACAACAACTGCTGGTCAAACGCAGATACCAACGTCTATGGTGTTGATTCACGAGATATCTGGGTGTTTGATGGTGCAAGCTTTCAACCATTGGGCAACCAAAAGGTCAAAAACTATTTCTACAGTAACCTGAGTACGCTGTATTCCGAGCGTTTATTCATGGTTAACAACACCCAGAAGAACCAGATTGAGATTTACTATCCCGATCTGACCTCTACTGGTTACTGCAACAAGATGCTGTCATACCGCTATGACTTGCAGATCTGGAATGCTCCTAAAGACATTGCTAACGCTTGTATGGGTGCTGAGGGCCCTCGGTTCATCTCTGGTTCATTCAAGAAGGCTTCACGCCTGGTTACCTATGCCCGTGGTGGTGTAGCCAACCAGAAGTTGATTCAGACCAACATTGGTAACTCGTTTGTCAACTCAGCACCGATTCCTGCAACATTTGAGCGCAACAACATTGTTTTGCAATCAGACAAGGGACCGATTCCTTACAGTTCCAAGATCTACACACACAGGCTGCTTCCTGAGATCTCTGGTTCTGGTGCTATCAACATTGCTGTTGGTGGAGCTAACTCCACTGCTCAAACGCCTACATACGGTCAAACAGGCATCACTGAGATTGACACAAACAGCCCTTGGGTAACCACTCAGCAAAATGCTGTGCGTACAGTGTCTGTCAAAGTTGAGTCCAATGATGCAACCAATACATGGAACTTGACTGCTTTGAATTGGCAAGCAACCATTGTTGAGGACGCTTTCTAATGCCATTCTTACTAGACAGTGATTCCTTGCCATCTGAGATGGCTGAGTCCATCAATTATCTGCTTGCAAACTTTGGAGCAAACCTTTCTGCTGACCCAAACAGTGGAGAGATCAGTGGTCCCTCAGGGATCATCATTGCTTACTTGTACAGGTACTTGTCAGTTAAGTATGCCGACAGTGCTGATGGCTCTGTTAACTTCAGCAACAGTCCAACAAACCGTCAATATTATGGTTTGAGGAACACTAACGACACCACTGAATCAACAAACCCTGCTGATTACATCTGGAATAAAGTTGCTGGCGCTGGCTTTGGCACAACCAAGTTTCTGTTCTACCAAACAAATGGTGGTCGTCAGATTAACTTTGTTGTAGATACTGCTGCTCCTGATTCAACCTACTTGCAAGAGTCTGGTCCTGCAATTGATTTGGATGTTGTTACAACAACCACTGCGTACAACACTGCTGCTCCATCGATCTACATCTGGACATCGACATCGACTCCACCTGCTAGACCAACAACAACGTCAACGTACACATGGTCAACTGGCTCTTACATGGCTCCGGCTGGTTGGACAACAGCACCGATAACAAACACCACCCCTGGTAGCTATCTGTGGGCAATCACCATTCCTTTGGTGGTCAATGCCAACACTGTGACATCTACGCTTGATTGGGCAAACACTCTTTACCCACTTTATGCGTTTTCGTACAACGGTGCTACTGGAGCCACTGGATCTACTGGCATTAGTGCCATAACGGCTTATCTGGTGCAAAGCCAAGCTGGTGTAGCTCCAAGTACTCCCGGCAATACTATTGGCCCTGTAGCACCTGCTGGATGGTCTTTAACGGCTCCTACAGTGTCTGTTGGTCAAGTGCTGTGGTACAGCTTTGGACGGTACAACTCTAGCTCTGGGACCATTGATGGTGTTCCTGCTGGTCAAACATCTTGGGGTACGCCTACTGCTGCAAGCATCTTCCAAGACATCAGGTCTGATAACTGGAACGGCTCTAACCCTCCTACGTTTGGCATTCCTGGAACATACGGAACAACTGGTTACTACATCCAAAGGACAACTGGCAACGTGTTCTTTAACAACGGCATCTTCCGTGGTGACATCAACACCAACGGAGATGCGGTATTTAATGGTGACAATCCCACAACAATTCCTGTAACTGTTGCAGGAACCACTTACAACGTGGACTACACCTCTGCTGCAAATGCGTCAACCAATGCTCCCGGTCAAGCCAGAACAGGTCATTTTGGTTATGCAACATCTTCTTCTAGCGGTATCAATGCTGGTGTTATCGGTATAGCAAATACGCTATCAAGAAGCTACGGTGTTGTTGGTCAAAGTGCTGGCAGCAGTGGTTCTGGTGGATTCTTTGCCAACTCTACTGCTGGTGGACTTGGAGCAGAAGTAACCAACACTGGTGGTGGAACTGCTTTGTCTGTTGCTGGTCCAATGACGACCAATAACAGCACACTGGTAACAAACTTATATGCTGGTTTAGCAAGAACACTGGTTGGCACAACAAGCAACCAATTAAGGTTTGTCAGCGGAACCTCTACTGGTTCATCTGTCGCAACATTTTCTGGAGTCAAACCTGGAGGCATGTCTACTAACGTGTGGATGACTATTCAGATTGACTCAACAACACTTTACGTACCAGTTTGGACATAATCATGCGAACAGTTGTCATCCCTGAATCAACAGTTACTGAAGACATCAACTTGATTGAAGAAACTCCTGGCATTCACGTCAGGTTTCTTGTTGGTCAAAAAGAGTCAAGCGGTAATTGGGTTGTCCCACAGCAGTTTGAAACATTCATTGTTTCTGGTGAGCAATACGCAGAATTAAATGGCCCTCCATTACCTTGGTGTCCTGACAAACCTGTTGGGACATATAGGAATGAAGATTTATGGCATTACGTTGATATGGCGAGAGGTTAATCATGGGAAGTTTTGCACCACAAATTCAGTTTCCACAGTCACCACAAACAGGCAAGGGAACCGGGATTAGTCCTGTTCCTCAGCAATCTGGTCAACAAAATGAGATGAATGACATTTTTGCCGGATTAAAAGGTTTGGCAGGGGGTAAGGTCACCATGCCTAGTCAGGGTGGTCAGCCTGAGATGGGTATGCCGAATGCTTACGAAAATACGGTACAGCCTTATAATCCACAGCAACCCAAGCCCAGCACAGGTAAGGGAAGTCCTGCAAACAATCAGTTTGCTCAAAACGCAACTGGTAAAGGAGTTTAATCATGGGTTTCGGTAAAGGTAGTTCCTCATCCGCACCAGTTGTCACAGAAGAGCAAAAAGAGCTTTTACGGGCACAAACTGGATTTCTGACAGAAACAGCACTTCCCCAATATGTAAAAACTATTGGTGGCGCTGAAGAGCGCATGAATCTCGCTCAACCGTTTGTCAATGATGCTGCTAAAGGCGTATATAGCCGTGCTGGTGGTGTTGCAGAAGGTGCAATTCAAACGGGTGGTGAGCTAGTTAAAAGCGGCCAAAATACTCTTGGTGCTTTGTTTGACCCTCGTTACGAACAAGCTCAAATTGATGCTGCCTTGCAAGCAGGTCGTGAATCTGCTCGTGAGTCACAACTTGGTCAAAACGCCATGTACGGTGCTGCTGGTGGTCTAGGCTCTGCTCGTATGGCCTTGGCTGATCGCAACTTGAGCTCTTTGAACGCTCAACGTCAAGCAACTGCTGCTGCTGGCGCTCAGGCTCAGGTCCAAGCTAACCGTATGGGTGCTGCTAGAACAGCATTGGAAAGCGGTCAAAGCTTGGGTACTTTGGGTATGAATGCTGGTCAACAGCAGATTACAAGTGCTGGTGCGCCAATGGACCTGTACTCCAAGTATGCATCGATTGTGTACGGTACACCGCAACAATCTACAACCCCAACCTTCCAAGGCACTCAAGGTGCAACAAGTTCTGGCAAGGGCTTTAATGTTTCTGCTCCAAAATGGGGGTAATCAATGAACACCTATGGACTTGATTTTGGAAATCCTCAAGACTATGCAAATTTTGCAAAATATGCTGGTCTTGGGAGTAAGAACGTAAATCCAGGAATGCCTAACTTTGCTGGCACTGGAGCAGCATCTACTGTTGGGGCTGTTGCACCAACTATGAGTCAGGTTGGCGATAGGTTTTCTGCTGTTGGCAACCAACTAAAGCAAGGAAACTTTATGAATGCTGCCAAGACTTATCAGGGTGGAATTGCTCCTGTTGCTCCTGTTGTTGCCTCTATACCTCAACCAAATGCCTTGCCTGGAAGCAAACCCATGCCTGTTGACCAAGATGGGGATGGAATGATTTCTGAGTGGGAGGAAAATTTACCATGACTGAAGCAGTTAAACCATCAGCCCAAGATTTGGGCAACATTACGGTCATGGCTAGGGCTGTATCTCCAGCCTCAACAAGTGACGACCGAATTAAAACTGCCAACTTGGTGAACCAAAAAATCACCAACGACACAACAGGCCATATCAACACGCAGACTCAATTACTGCCAATGATTGGCGCTTTAATTGGTGGCAACTTAAAAGAAGCTTACAACGCATATAACGGTGGTGTTACCCGTGTTGAGGATGCAATTCATCCAACACTTGGTAGATTCCAGCGTGAATACAACTCTCGTGGTCCTACTGGTCGAGTGTTTGATCAAAACGGCAAAGAACTTGATGCCAACAGAATTCAAGAGTTGGATAAAGCTGGTGGGTTGATTGGCAATTCAGATCGAAATGCTTTTGATACAGGCTCGTTCCAAGCAGCCACTGCTAATCAGAAAATGTTTATGACTGGTTTGGCTTTGCCAGTTGCAGAGCAATATGCCAAGTCTGCTGAAGTTGCAAAAATTGGCTCTACCTTGCGTAACGCTCTTGAGACTCAGCGCCGTTTGGTTGCTGACAGGGAACTTGCGCCTGTTTTGGAAACAATTGCAGGTTTGCCAGCACTTGATCGTCAAAAGCTTTTTGGTTTTGTATCTGCACAGGCAGGAACAACTTCAGGCCGAGCTACCCAAGAAACCGAAAGCGGTTCTGCAAACGTCCAAAGAGGTCAAAACGTACAAGGCACTGTTGGCGGCAAAGCTGGTGTTGGTTTGGACCTTGGTGGTCCCGGTTCAATTCCTGGTGCTGTTAACCCAAGGGGCTTTGGCGTAAGTGGTTCTCGCACTGCTGGTGGCATGAACCAAGTTGGTGTTACAGGCACAACTGGTTTGGAAACAGGCAGAACATCTGGTGCCTCTGACACAGTCTCTAAAGATGTTTTGAGTGAAATCAGTAGGATTACTCAAGGCGCAATTAGGACTCCACAGCAATTCTCTGCTTTGCAATCTTTGGTGCAAACAACAGATTTGTTGAACAATGCTCTAGCAACCATGAAGCCACAAGACATGGCTCCTGGTGCAAAAGCACTTTCACCAAGCATCAATCCTTTGCTAAACAGCCGTGCTGACGTTATTGCCCACAGCATTGACTTCCAACGCAACAATGCTTTGAACGTGGCTTACAACAGCTTCCTTGCAAGGCAGATGCATAGCAACATTAACAACATCAATCCAGAAGCGATTGATCAGTTAAAAGATAAGTTCTTGAGTTCGCAAACCTTTAAAGCAATCAATCGTACATACGACTACGAACTTCAACGCGCTCAAGGTAAAAAGCCAGAACGTGAAGATGGAGCCTTGTACATTGACAGAAACAATCGGTTAAGAAAATGGTCTAACGATGATTGGGAGCCAGTAAATGCTAGATGATATTGATTACAGTGACCTCACTGCAACTTCTACCAGTGCTGCTCCAACATCGGAGCCAAAAAAGAAATCAAACATTGCTGACCGTAGTGTTGTCAAAAAACAAGACAAGTCAGCACGAAAGGAAATTGACGTAGAGTCACTTTCTGACAAAGCAAAACAGATTGAAACAGATCTTGGCGCACCACAAATTCCCGATGCATTGGCTCAGTATGGTTTGCCAGCACTAGGAGCTTTGGGGGCTTTAGGAACAGCTTACGGTGTGTATAAGTCGATGCAAAACAAAGCACCGACTCCTGATGCTCCTATGGCTCCAGCACCTGCTGCTGGTCCTGATTACAGCGCCTACAACTCTCCAGCATATTTGCGTAATGCACCTGTTGCTCCTCCTGTTGAGGCCGCACCAGCACCACAGGCAGTTGCACCAGATCGTCTGCAACAAGCACAGCAATTAGCTGAAGCTAACAGGCAGCTTGGTATTGGCGCTCAGACCTTGGACCCTGCAGCACCTGTAGCCGCCCCTGTAGCCCCTCTTGAGCCTATTGCAACACCCATTACAGCAGCACCTGTAGATGCTCCTGCACCAACACCTACTGCTGGTCCTGGCTCTCCTGTGACAACCATCGTTAACGATACTGTCAAAGAGTTGATTCAGGAAACTCCTAATCAGCCTGTTCCTCAAGCCGAAACAAAGCCTGTTGCACCTGTCTACCCAAAAACAGGAACAAAATTCAAAACTGAGGCCGACATTCCGCCAGGATTTGTCGCTCGTTACGATGTGGGCAACGTAGATCGTTCTTTGGGCAACAATCTTGGGTTGGAACACAGGGCATATGCTCGTGACCTGTTCAACGAAGGCAAGCCATTTGGTCAATCGGCAGATCAGAACAAAGCGGTTTCTGATTTGATGAAGCAGTATTTTCAACAGCTTCAAAGTGAAATTCCCGAAACGCTGCTTAGTCGTGATGCAAGACAAGCTCAGAAGATACCCTCTGAGTTTGGCGTATTTTCGAAGAACACAAACTTTGGTAAAGGCGTAACTATTGGCGGCAAAGCTGCAACATTGTTTGCTCTTGCTGATGTTGCCAATGCTCAAACGCCTGGTCAACGAGGCATGGCAGGGGCTAACTTGCTTGAGGCTATCCTGCCCCCTGGCTTCATGATGTCAGGCGCTGGTGAGGGCTCTAGCGCAGTTCCTAGCGTAGATGCTGCCATGTTGTTGGGCAGTCCCTATGCTCAATCAGAGATTGCCAAGAAGCGTAGACAGCAAGAAGAATATACTCGCAAGGTCGGTGCTGGTCGTGGCATCGCTCCACCATCTGCTTATATGAGATAAATCATGGAAAAAGAAGTATCCCATGCTGAAATCTACTCTCGCCTTATTCTTGTCGAACAGAAAGTTGACCGTATTGACAAGAACACTGAAGGTGTTGTTGCAGCGTTTCAGGCGGCGTCTGGTGCTTTTCTAGTCCTTGAGACATTAGGAAAGCTTGCCAAACCCATCATCTACATCAGTGGGTTATGTGTAGCTGCCACGATCTACTGGCAGACATTTAAAGATCAATTTAAATGAAAGACTGGGCCGTTAGCTTTATTGCTGCGGCCCTTGTTGTTGGGCTGATCGTTTGGTGTGCCAAAGTTTTTATTGAGGTGTTGAAGTAATGGACCCAATTACATTGGCTCTTGCTGGCATGGCTGCTGTTCAAAAGACAGTTGCCATGATCAAGGAAGTCTCAGGAACAGTGGATGATGTGCGAAGTCTTGGCCCATTGCTTGGCAAATACTTTGAGCAAAAGCATGAGGTTACCAAGGCTCTAGACCAAGCCAAAAGTAGTGGTGGTTCCAACATGGGCAAGGCCATTCAAATTGAACTTGACCTTAAGTCACAGCGAGACTTTGAGGAACAGGTCAAAGGTCTGTTTTTCCCCAACAACATGGACGTATGGAATTCCATCATGGCCCGTGTTGCTGAGATGAACAAGCAAGACAAGATTGACATGCAATTGGCTCGTGATCGTGCATTGAGAGCCAAGAAGGAACGTGAAGAACTTGTTGAGATTCTTATCGTTGTTGGTGGCGTAATACTGATTTTTCTCTTGGTAGGCTTTGGGGTCTACATTGTCATGGACGCAAGGAGCGCATAAATGCTATCTCTCATCTCTACCCTTGGTGGCTTGTTAATCTCTGGCCTACCTAAGCTACTTGAATACTTTCAAAACAAAGCTGACCAGAAGCATGAACTTGCTTTGGCTGCTGTTCAAAAGGAACGTGATTTAGCAATGGCTGCTGCTGGCTTTGCTGCTCAGATGCGTGTGGAAGAGATCCGTACAGAGCAAGTTGCCATGCAGACTGATGCTCAGATGACCGAAGCTGCTCTTAAGCATGACGAAAAGGTGCTGGAAAAGGCAAGCAAGTGGGTCGCCAACTATGTAGGGACTGTTCGCCCAACAGTCACATATATCTTTGTGCTGGAATTAGTTGCAATCAATGCTTTTATGGCAGTTTATCTGTGGAATCATCCGCATCTAATTGGAAACATAGATGATGTTATTCAATATTCTGATCTTCTGTTTAGTGCCGATGAAATGGCCATGCTTGGCGGTTTGATGGGCTACTGGTTTGGGTCACGCGCATGGGGTAAGAAGTGAAAACTTCTGAAAAAGGCATTCATTTAATGCACTATTTTGAAGGCTACCGCAACAAGCCATACAAATGCAGTGCAAAAATTTGGACGGTTGGGTGGGGCCATGCAATGTATGCCGATCAGCTACGCTTGCCCAATGTGCGAACAGAAACCTATACCGGGATGATTCGTGATGATTACCAACTTAAACCTGAGGACAACCGTGTCTGGTCAAAAGAAGAATTGGTTGAGATATTCAAGAATGACCTCGCAAGTTTTGAACGTGGTGTTTTACGACTTGTTCCCGGCTGTGTTGGGCATCAAGGCCGCTTTGACGCTTTGGTCTGTCTTGCCTATAACATAGGCTTGGGCAACCTCCAACGCTCTACCATCCGCATGAGGGCTAATAGAGGCGATTGGGAAGGCGCTGCGGAGGCCTTCATGGCATGGACTAAGGGTGGTGGCAGAGTACTGCCTGGACTCGTTAAAAGGCGTGAGGCTGAGATTGCCTTATTCCTTCAAAACTGAGATTGCTCTGTTTCTAACTGAATGAGCAATTCAATGTAGTGGATTGCTTTACGCAGGTCAGCAACACCACCTTTTTCTCTCCACCTAGTCACATACTTCACTACGTTTCCTTCACAAAAACCTAAGTTGTTTGCGTGGATGTAGATGATTGGCTGGATGGCCTTGTCTTTGTAGTGATCACCTGATACTTGTTTATCAAGGGGTGACAACTTAACCTTGGGTATACACCCATGTGTCATGCAGTGATTGACTGTTTGGCATTCATCGCAAAGCATCATTTGTCCTTGTAAAAAATACCATCAGGGCCAAGAGTTCCGGTTCTATCTTTAATCTGCTCATAGGCATGCTTAAAACACTCTACAAGGTCCAAATCAGCACAGGCGCTACCCATGACAAGGGTAACCCAGATATCGCCGTATGCGTCCTTCATTGCCTCTCTGTCGTTGGCTTGGATTGCATCAAGCAACTCTTGCGCCTCTTCTAGAGTCTTTAGAGCTTGAGCGTAAGGAGTGCTGTTCTGGACAATTTGACGGTCCTCACCCCATCTGATTACATCCATTTCAACCATTGAGTAGCTCATGCTTGCTCCTTTGCCAACAACCAAACACGCAGACCACCTTCTTCCTTGCGGGTAGAGATTATCTTGTTTGGATACTTCTTTTTCACAGCATTAATCTGTGCCCGAATGTAGCCAATCTTCTTGCCATCAGTACAAGGGATCAGAAACGAATCACCATCTGCCATCTGGTCAAATGGGTAGGCACGGGTTGCAGTTAGTGGTATGTTTTTTTCAACTTGGTACATGATTTTCTTTGTAAGGGAGGCCTACTCGCTGCGTCTGGTGTTTCTCTGTGGTCTCAGGCACGTTTCCCCAATAACCAGCATCCGCTTTCGGCCTCAAAAATTAGAAGCAGGTGGTCGTGCAGTTTCCAGCACCATAGCAGCAGGTAGTGCATGTAATCATGCGGCTACTCTGAATGTAGGTATGAGTTGTGCAAGAAGCCCATACTGCTGTTGCAGAAGCTGCGAGTGTCAAAGCAATGATCAGTTTTTTCATTTCAGTTCTCCAGGTTAAAAGGGCATGTCGTCATCAATTTCTGGCTTTGCCTTACGGGTAGGCTCAGAACTTTGACGGGGGGTCTCTTGTTTTTCACGGACAGACAGACTCAAGAAAGTTTTTCCTGTTTTCTCTGACTTCTTCTTCCATCCAGAGAGCCAGTATTCCTTACCCCCTACATTGATAGACCCGTTGTAGTCAGGGTGCTTTTCTGTTTCTTTCTTGTCATTGATAAACAATGAACCCTTGTCGGTGTTGTCGTAAGCCATATTAACCTTTCGCTTTTTTGAGTGCAGATCGCACAGTGGAATTCAACTGGTTTGACAGATAGACCTTCTGATCTGCTTCCAATTGCTGTTCATCAATCATGGCCAAAGCATCAACTGCCTGACCAACCTCGACTAACCCGGTAATTGAGCTTGCAAGTTCTTGCAAAAACTCCTTAACTTCTGCTGGCAGGTCATCACCAATACCGCTACGAGGGCTGATAACTGGCGCTGTACCCTTGGCTCCTGTAGTTGCGTCCAATGCATCATGCTCAACGATTTCGAGGGCTGCAACCCACAAATACCTACGGAGGTACGTTTGTACTGCCCCAAGGTTTTGGACCTCATGACAGCCCTTTAAAGCCGCTGTAGACATGGGTGATTCAATAAGAATCATCTCTTCTGTCTTTTCATTGTTGATGATCCGCATAAATGCGGTTTCTTTGCCAAAACTGATGATGCTTGTCAAACCAATTTCATTAAAAATCTCCAAAGCCGGGATGATGAAATCACCAAGCTCAAAATACTTGTAGCCAGCAAACTTGTTGTGGCCGGATTTCTTGAGTTGAACGCTGTGGAACTCTTTCCGAGCAGCATTAAGTTTTTGATAGACGTTCATTTCATTTCCAATTTGCTGAGTCGTATTCGTCTTGGATGATTTGATTCTGTGTCTCATCATCAAAGTCCTGGAACTCTAAAAAGTGGTTCTCACCACAGCAAGAGCGTTTGTCGTTACGGGGTTCCATGCAATAAGGGCAATACTGCACGTCATGCAGGTCTTCTTTGGCCTGTTGCAGAAAGTCTTTCATTTCATCTCCAATACAAATACACGGGCTGTGGTCTTGGTGTAGTACATCTGTCCCTTAACAAGCCAAGGCTTTTTATTGCGTATGACGTAAGAGCGCAGTGCCTGTGCAACCTTATCGCAATCCTTTGGTTGGCAAGAGAGGGATTTCCCTATGTCTAGATCCTTAAACACTGAGTCGTACTTGTAGAACCGAGCAACACGTTTCTTTGGTTGATCAGTAGTGACACGCAAGGTAGACAGGTCTACTTCCTTGACGTTACGAAATGGGCTTTTGCCAGCAAAGGTGGTCTTGATGACGTTGCTCATGGCTTTGTCACCGGGGTTGCGAGGAGCCATTTGTCACCCAGGAAGCGAATGGACTTGACCCATTGCTTGCAGTTGTGACGCTGTGTGTGTGTTGGAACACCATTGATGCAAAACAACTTTCGCACCTTTTTCAATGCTTGAACATTCATTTCAATCTCCTTTTTGTTAAAGCAGATGTGAATGTATCAGGTTTTTTATCTGTTTTATCTAGGGGTTTACCCTGTATGGTGGATTGTATTTTTGAGTTAGGCTTACGCTATGAGACACCAAACACACGAAATCGCATTGGCCTACGAGCTAATTGTTCAAGCAGCAGACCGTCTAGAGCCATTGCTGGACATAGATGACCTAGACGCTGGTGTTGTTGCTGCACTAGCAACAGCCATTGAGATAGCATCCAGTAGAAAACTTAAGGAGTTACATGAAATCTACCAAACCAAGTCCATTTAATTGGCAAGCAAAAGGTTCGTCCTTGTTCACAAAAACAGAGAAGTCAAACATGAATGCTCTGGCTGTGACCAAGAAGACAGAGCGTAAGGAACTGAAAATTTACTCAAAGGCAGGTGCAAAATGATCTTCAATTCATCAGCAGAGTTTCCTAGGGCTGGTTTGACACCAGATGAGAACGGTGAGTACCATATGGGCTTATCGGAGATGGCACGGTTCAATGCTTTTCAGGAGCAGCAACAGCGTGACCGAGAGTTTGAACAGCGTCTTGATCGTTGGATGACAGATGATTGGAACTAACAATGCCTAAAGGTTTATATGCGGCAATTCATGCAAAACGTGAGCGAATTGAGGGAGGCAGTAAGGAGAAAATGCGGAAGCCTGGAAGCAAAGGCGCTCCATCTGCTGCTGACTTTAAGAAGTCGGCTAAGACTGCCAAAAAAGTGAATAAGTGATATAGTTTAGCTAGACGGCTTAGGTGTGGCGTGGTCGAGACGCTGATTACATCTAAGCCCTCACAGGCTGACCCCTGAAGGTCTGGTGCTCGACCCACCAGCTTTCAGGGGTTTTTTATTTGGAGTTCAAATGAACGATAAAGAATTGAGGGATCACTTTGCAGGTTTGGCAATGGCTTCATGGATGACGGGAGTTCATCGAGATGCCAAACATCCTGTGTCTGGGAAGTTTGCCAAGGTATTGGCTTGTGCTTCATATCTGATGGCTGATGCAATGATATCTGCCAGGCTGGATTCAACAGAAGAATTGTTGAATAAATTGGAGATTGGCAATGAGCTTTGAAGTCATGGCTTGGGCTGTAAAGCAAAAAACAGCCAACTCTGGTCAGCAACTTGTTCTGTTGCTTCTTGCAAACCACACAAATGGTCATACAGGCCAATGCAATCCATCGCACAAACTTTTAGCTGAAGAGTGTCGAATGGGTTTGTCAACATTAAAAAACCACATAAAAGGTCTTGAAGAGGCAGGTTTTCTTAGGATTGTTCACATCTCTAGAGAAGGTGTGAGTCTTCCAAATCAATATATTCTTGGAGGGGTAGGTCAGAATCTGGCTGACGGTGGGTCAGATCTTGACCGACAGGTGGGTCAGAATCTGGCTACAAAACAGGAAGATAAACCAGTAATTAAACCTAGTAAGAGAGCAACAAGATTATCTGAAGATTTTCTTGTGCCAGATGAGTGGAAAAATTGGGCAACGGTTAACCGACCAGATTTGAATGTCAATTTAGTTGCAGCAACATTTGTTGATTACTGGATTTCTCGTGCTGATGCTGGTGCTGCTAAGACCAATTGGCTTGCAACATGGAGGAATTGGGTTAGAAATTCCAAAGCTGCTTTTGTCAAGCCAATCTCTCTTGCTGAACGAGCAACCAACATTGCTCTTGGTAGACCAGCAGACCAAAGACTACCAACCCCTGAAGAACAAGCTGAACGTCAAAAACGTATTGCACTCCGTTGAAAGGCAATGTAATGAGCAATCCATTTCAAATCTTAGAACCGACCTGCATCAGTTTTTCTGGTGGCAGAACCTCTGCTTACATGCTCTATAAGGTGCTAGAGGCTCACCAGATGAGCCTGCCTGAAGACGCTGTTGTCTGTTTTGCCAATACGGGTAAAGAAGACGAAGCAACCTTGAAGTTTGTCCATGACTGCTCAACCCATTGGAATGTTCCGATTGTTTGGCTTGAGTACAAGAACGCTGAAGACACCAAAGACCGTTGGACAGAGGTGACTTACGAGACAGCCAGCAGGAATGGTGAACCGTTTGAGGCTGTCATTCGCAAGAAAAACTATCTGCCAAACCCTGTTACTCGGTTTTGCACCATTGAGATGAAAATTCGCACAATTGCCAACTACCTGTTTTCTAAGGGTATGTGTGAGACACGTTCTCAAGGTGAGTACATGAGTTGGGTTGGAATCCGTGCTGATGAACCTCGCCGATCAGCAAAGATTCCGAGAGACAGAACGCCCCTGGTAACTGCTGGTGTGACCAAGGAGATTGTTGGGCAGTTTTGGAAAAACCAACCTTTTGACCTTGAGCTGCCAAACATCAATGGTGTGACCTACCACGGTAACTGTGACCTGTGTTTTTTGAAAGGTACTAGCCAAACCATGAGCCTTATCCAAGAAAAGCCTGATCGGGCTATTTGGTGGGCAAAGATGGAGCAAGAAGCCAAAACATTTTGTGACAAGACATCAGGTCAAGTCTTTAGACAAGACCGTGCTGGCTATGCCCAAATGATGGAATACGCCAAAGACCAGACAGACTTCTTTGGCAACGATGAAACTATTCCCTGCTTTTGTGGTGATTGACATGAAAGGTCATCAACCACTTATCCAGATGAGGATGGCTGGTAAAGCTCCTCAATCTATCTCCATTGAAGACCACAAGTCTTTGAACGCCCATGATTGGCATCTCTTTGGTGACATTCCCTGCATCAATGTCGATGGTGATGAACTTCACTCCATTGACCTCCGGTTTTGTGTTGACCTCATTGTTAACATCAGCAGCTTTTCCGAAACAAGAGCAAAAACACTATTAACCATTGCTAAACAATCAAAAGCAAGGGTAATCACTAGTTGTGTACTAATTCCGAATGCTCCACACTGGAAGCAGACAGGTTGGTCAGAAATATACACATCATGATTATCAGTAACGACACAGTAAATTTTTCTCTTTACATGAAAGAGACAGATGCCCAGGCTAAGGTCAAGAGTGCCTTTATCTATGCTGAAGCACTGAAAAACAAGTTGCGTCTGAAGAAGACGGTTAACCCCATTGTTCTGCCTTGGATTGGACAGAAGGACAACTTTGAGTTTCGCAAAGGTGAGGTGACTCTATGGGCAGGACAGAACAGCTCTGGTAAGTCCTTGGTGACCTCTCAGATTGCTTTGTCCTTGATGGGCCAAGGTGAGAAAGTAGCTATTGCGTCTTTTGAGATGAAGCCTGTAACGACCTTACAGCGTATGGCAAGGATGTGGATAGGCATGAACCCTATGGCTCCTGAGTTCCAGACTGAGGAAGGCTTTAAATCCATTGACGACCTGTTTGACCAGTTCAGCTATTGGTCTGACGACAAGCTGTGGCTGTATGACCAAATGGGTGCTGTATCTCAGGACCTGATCATTGGGATGTGCAGGTACTGTGCAAAGGAACTTGGCATCCATCACATCTTCATCGACAACTTGGCAACATGTGTGATGGGTGAAGACGATATGTCTGGTCAAAAGAACTTTGTTTCCGAGTTGATCAACATTGCTCGTGACTACAACGTCCATGTCCACTTGATTCACCATTTGCGTAAACCAGCAAACGAATATGCCATGCCCAACAAGTACGACACCAAAGGATCTGGTGCGATTGTTGACCTTGTGGACAACGTATGGATGGTTTGGCGTAACAAGGAAAAGGAAGACGAGGTTAAGGATGTTGGAAGAGCTTCACCAAAGTACAACGATTCTGACCAGCTATTGCTTTGCAGGAAGCAGCGTAACTATGAGGGTTCAGGTAATGGTGAACCTACTGTGAAGCTGTGGTTTCTGCCTGATGCACAGACTTATGTTGAAAGACAAGGTGATGAACCAATGTTCTTCCCTAACTGGCCCCACACACGATCAGGGTAAACACTGATGTACGAGTACAAGAAAAAGCAATCAAATCAAGGTGACCGAGTTCAAATCGAACAAGGTGAAGCAAGAGTAATATTTCACTCCTGGCAAACAACTCAAGACAACATGTTTGTCAGAGCAATGCTGGAAAGAGCAGAAAAAATGTATGGCATGGGTGCAAAGGAGAGGATCAGATCCTACCTAACCCAAATGAAAGAAGGAACACTTGAATGACATGGCTTAAAAATCTTGCAGATTTAATTGCTCAATGGTGTTTGAAAAAAGCTAAAAAATGCCCTGACATTTCTGCAAAAGAATTTGATCAATGGAAAAAAGATTACAAAAAAGATTTTGAAAAGGAATTTAAATGACATGGCCTTTCCCACCATTCCCAAACCCTAAAGACACGGGTAACCGAGTCCCAAAGTTCAATCCTGACAACCATGAGGAGTCACCACTGTGAACAAAGACGAAGCATTGGACTTGGCGCTGGAGGCGCTGGAGATTTGCGAACAGGACGGCTATATACCAGTCCGCCTTACCCGAGATTCCATCACCGCCATCAAGCAAGCCCGTTCAGCAACTGTGCAGGAGCCTGTGGCGTGGGTGCGTGAGCACGAATTGCCGCTTGCACCGGGTGATGCTTTCAGTTGGGTGGAGACCTTTGTTCATAAAACACCACTCTACATGCACCCAGCACCCGCAGCGCCTGTACAGGAGCCTGTTCACCAGTGGCGGCAAAAGCATTCACCGTACTGGTATGACGGTTATCCAGACAACGATGATGGTGGAGGCCCTTACGAAACTCGTATCTTGTACACCACCCCACCCGCAGCACAGCGGCAATGGGTTGGGCTGACGGATGAGGAGATTTCTGAGGCATATAACGCCGCATCCCGGAAAGCGTTGTACGGCATGGGACCCACGCGAGTGGATGTGTACGAAGCCATCGAATCCAAACTCAAGGAGAAGAATACATGAACGGAAACTGCAACACATGCGACATTGAAGACCAGTGCGGCTACGAGTACAAACCTTGTGACTGTTGCGATTACCGCAAGTTCAAACCGAAACCGCCGCAGCCAGCGCAAGTCATTCTGTTCCCAGCCAAACTCAAGGAGAAGAACACATGAATCAATGTAAACACCGCTGGATACTGACTCCATCACCACATCGCACTCAGTACCACTACCAATGCGCTAAGTGCAATGAAACGGCTTGGGCTACGTTGAAAGCAAAGAATGAGGCCTGATAGTCCTTGCATAGCAGTCTGTACCACCTTGTATGACGAGGTGTGTAAGGGCTGTGGCAGAACCTACATGGAAGTTGCTTTGTGGAACGAGATGAGCCAGTACGACAAAGAGCAGATCTGGAAACGTATAGACAAAGAAGCAACAGCCTGGAGATACAACCGATACAAGGACAGGACATGACGTTCCAAGTGATTTTTCAAGTTGATGGAACACCAGTACCCAAGGGTCGTCCAAGGTTTGCTAGACGAGGCAAGTTTGTCTCAACTTACAGTCCCAAGACCACTGTTGACTACGAAACCAAGGTTTCTGATGCTGCCAAACAAGCAATGGGGTCACAGAAGCCCTTAGAAGGCCCTGTAGTGGCCTGTATCTACATTACCCTACCCATCCCAGCGTCATACAGCAAAAAGCGATTTAACGCCTGTTTATCAGGTGAAGAGCGTCCAACTAAAAGAAGTGACATTGATAACTTCTGCAAAGCAATCTTTGACGGTATGAATGGGATTGTGTTTACTGATGACAGTCAGGTGGTGTCTCTACACGCAACAAAAGTTTATGGAAGTTTAGGCATGGTTGAAGTGATGGTGCAGGAACATCTCCTATAGGGTTTGTCCTAGTACCAATCAAGTTGATTGACAGGCAAAATCTGTTTTTCAATTGGAGAAAACATGAGGAAAAAAAGTAAATACAAACCCCGTCCTGTTCGGACAGACAACCTGAATTGGATTCTTGCTGGTATGAAAAAGGTAGGAACACTACCTACTGCTGGTATAGCACTGAAGCTAAAGAACCATGAAGCCTTGGAATCTATTCTTAGAGGACAAGGAACAAAACATGATGTGGATGTGCTGATCAATGCTTTGAACATGGCAGAAGCTATGGTCCGTATCAGAGATGATTTAGGTGCTGATTGGGCAACAGAGATCAGAGCAGCCCAGGATGCTATTTACACAATGGCTAAACGTGGTGTTGAGAAAGGTAGTTTTGCCTTTACAGGACCAGAGATGACTGCTTTGAAGCTGGTGATGGATGTTCATGATGCCCAGCTAGACGACTGTACGGTCAAAGAGATGGAAAGGGCTTTGTACATTGTTGCTGAAGAGATCCGTCTAAAGAAGTGCCGACCAATAGTGGAGATGGCGTGATGGACGATCCATACCACTACGAAAAGCCAGAGTGGTTGGTACTCAAGCAAAGAGAACACAACCGCAAGTTAAGAGAAAAGCGACTTGGTAGGCCAATAGGCACTTGGGGTGGTAAACGTCAGGGTGCTGGATTAAAGAAAAAGACAGAAGAACCCAAATACACCAACCTTGTCGCATTAACTCTAAACAGTATCCAAAAGCAATTACTCATAGAAATGGGTAATGGGAATATAGATACTGGAGTACAGAATTTAATCAACGAACACATTTGAAAGCAATGTATGAAATGGAAAGCAAAAGTAGAAATTCCATTTACTGGTCAAGTCAGACATCGCAGAGTGTTTGCTTGGAAAAGAACAAAAGTTGGTGATTACATTGTCTGGCTTGAGTTTTATGGCATAGAGGAGAGATTTTTTATGTCTGTAACTGGAAATGGATGGTGGACTCAATCAAAAAAGTACACCCTTGAATACATGTATTGAAAGAAAAAAATGGAACTGGTAAAATTGTGGCACTGACTACCTTTAGCGGGGGAAAAGGCGATTCGTTACCGCCCTGTCAGTGCTCTTCTGTAACGCTTCCACCAATAACGAGGTGCGACATGTTGACTTTTGAAAAAGTAAATTCCGTCTTTGAATACAGGGATGGGTTGATATACAAAAAACTGAAATCTGGCGTTGTGTCAAGCAGATCATCTGGAACTGCCACTAGCAATGGATATGCAAAGGTGGGCATAGACGGTAAAAGTTATTTGGTTCATCGAGTCATCTATTTGATGCAACACAAATTTTTGCCAGATTTTATTGATCACATCGACAACAACCCATTGAACAACAAAATTGAAAATTTGAGGGCTTGTTCAAGGGGGCAGAACAAGATGAATGCAAGAAAGCACAAATCAAATAGATCTGGGCATAAAGGCGTTTCATTTCATAAGAAGTCACAGAAGTGGATTGTTGAAGTTCAAGTAAACAAAGTAAGAAAGTACTTGGGAATTTATTCGGACTTTGATCTTGCTTGTCTTGTGTCCGATGAGGCAAGAAATTTATATCACAAGGAATTTTCAAATCATGATTGAGATAAACCCTGAGAAAGCCATTCGTTACATCCAAGAGCATGCAGAGAAATATGCAAAAGCAAAAGGTGATGTAGCGTACACAGAGAATTACCTGAAGGTGGTTAAGTCACAACAGATGAACAAGAGTGAATCTAGCTCTCTTGGTCAACGAGAAGCAGATGCCTATGCAAGTGCTGAGTACAAAGAATCCATCACTGCCCATAAACAAGCCATTGAAGAAGAAGCGCACCTGAAGTGGATGCTGACAGCAGCACAGGCAAGGATAGAAGTGTGGAAGACACAGGAATACTCCAAACGCTCTGAGATGCGGAACTTGGGATGAAAGTAATTCCAATTCAATCTTATGAGGTAGAGCCTTGGCTGTTGCACAAGCATTACGCCAAACGCATACCTTCAATTAGCTATGCTTTTGGATTGTTTGAAGACGGTAATTTGGTTGGTGTTTGCACATATGGAACGCCATCATCAGCACCTTTGCGAGACGGCATAGCAGGTCCAGAAAATGCCAAATATGTGCTGGAATTAAATCGCTTGTGTGTGGACACAAAGATAAAAAACGCAGCTTCCATGCTGGTTGGCAGAAGCCTTCAAATGTTGCCAAAACCATCTATTGTCGTCAGCTATGCCGATACAGAACAAGAACATGTTGGATATGTCTATCAGGCTTGCAATTTCACTTACACAGGTTTAAGCGCCAAGCGTACCGATTGGAAGATTAAAGGAATGGAGCAATTACATGGGCAGACTATTGCCGACATGAGTCGAGGTTGCGAAGGATCAAGAGCGGACTTCATGCGCAACAAATTTGGTGATGATTTTTATTTGGAAGATAGAGCCAGAAAGCATCGTTATATTTTTGTAACAGGCAAAAATAAACAATTAAAACAATTAATAAAATATAAACACGAGCCATATCCAAAAGGCGAAAGCAAAAAATACGATGCTGGCGGCAAAGTTGTAACTCAAGCACTTTTGTTTTTATGAACAACAAGCTGAATGCCAAAGAGAGGTTGCATCTGGCTAGGGTCAAGGAGCTACCCTGCTCTGTATGTGATGCACCTGGTCCAAGTGATGCACACCATGTAAAACAGGGTTTGCAGTACACTTGCATAGCATTGTGTAAAGATTGTCATCAAGGTAGTTTTCTTGGTTGGCATGGACAAAAAAGAGCATGGTCTATCCGTAAAATGGATGAAATCGATGCTTTAAATAAAACCATTGAAAGGTTGATCAATGAACTACGGTGAATTCTTGTTGACGTTGATGCACTCATCGACCAACACACAGATCCTGCATCGCCAAACAAAGAGCTATGCAGAGCATGTTGCCTTGGGTGAGTTCTATGAAGCCATCATTCCCTTGGTAGACACTCTTACAGAGGCTATTCAGGGCTTAGAAGGCGAGATCATTGATTACCCTGTGGACTACTATGGCCCAGCAGCCAGTGGCCTTGAAGAGCTTGAACATCTAAAAGACTACGTTACTGAAGAGCGCAACAACCTGCCAGCCAACAGTGAGATCCAAAATATTGTTGACGAAATCGCTGATTTGATTAACAGTACCCTGTACAAGTTGCGTTTCCTGAAGTGAGTTTCCTTGGGATGAGAACTTAGACCTCCGATTGGGGGTCTTTTTTTTGGCAAAAAACCTGTGGAAATTGACAAATAGCCTGGTCAACAAAAACAGAGGTCCAAAAAAATTGACCGGGGGGGGTCTTTTTATTTCTACAGAAAGGCTCTGTGACAGGTCAGCGGAGGGCCATCAAGGGGGGTTCCGAGGGGGATGACTAGGGGTTTACCCCCATAGATCGCATAGAATCGCCTACAATCGCACAATGCACATGCCCTTGCCATAGGTACTATGCACCCCGAATAACGCCTCAAAACGCCTTTAAATGGCCTTCTTGACGGTTTGCCAATGCATCCAGACGCTTACACCCCCACAGATAACAGCCCACAAATGATAGTAAGCACTCACTAACTTAACAAACCCAAAAAAACCCGGAACGAATCCGGGATTCTTTGAAATTGTCAGTTAGATACTGTCAACAAGTACCCAAAAAAAGTCAGGCTTAACGCTTCGCCACTGTTTAGGGTTATCACATGAATGAACGATTAAGCCCAATTCATGTACGCCAGTGACTGTCCAGAGGGTCACATTGTCAATTGTGGTGATGACCCCTACTTGTCCAATTTGATTTTCTATGTGCATATGTTCTTTCAGTGTGTTGAACGGTAATAGCGCAAACCGTCATAAGGGCAAACAATCCAGCGTTTGATTGATCCGTCAGGCTTTGTCTGACAATTCGTCAAAGGTGTAGATTGTGGTTTCTATTGTCCGCATGATGTACCCCTTTAAAAAACAGCGTAAACAAAACCATCGGCGGTTTCGCCAACTAATGAGGTGTGATCGTTCAAGTAATCCCGAACGATTTCTTTGCATTGATCTTCATAATCATCATCTTCAGGATTCGCATCATTGAGGTCAATGGAGTAATTCCTGGCAATTCCTGACACTGATTCTTCGCAGTACTCGCAGCAAATAGCGATTACATCCAGCACCATATCGCTGTCGATTTCTTCAAAATAATCAAAAAGAACCTCGTACCCTTGGCAGCTAAAGTTGTCCCGGTTATATGCAATAAATTGATTGCGAAATTCTGAGGCGTTATCGATTGAGATTTTCATGATGTTTTCTTTCGGTTTAGTAAGTGAGGATGTCAAAGTAAGCCAGTGCAAAACCAGCAAAGATCAAGCCAAGAACAATGGCAAAAACAATGTCTGTAATGGTTTCTTTCATGATTAATCTCCAAGTTTGTGAGCGTCACGGGAGGGGATGAATTCGGTTGCTTTGCGGTCTGATGCTTCGGCATGAATAGCATCTTCAATAGCGTCTGTGATGTCTGTCAGATCATCATCTGTGAGCAATTCAAGAACGCTAACCCCGTCAAGCATTGCATCATTTAATTGGGTTTTGTAGATGCCTTCATCATCTGCCCAAGCACAAGCCTCAACCCACAAATGAGCACGTCTTATCTGATGCTCAAACTCGATCTTGATATCTGGTGTTGTGTATCTCATGATGACCCTCTATAGGTTGGTTGGTGATGTGTCTATTGTGAGTGATTTTATGCGATTGTGTACTAGGGAAAACCCTATGTTTGGTATCTTTAAACCCTAATAGGGAATACCCTAAGTCAATCAAGTTAAATCAAGTTATAGGTGCATTGTGGATAACTTGTGGACAACTTAGGGGTGTTTGACTAGGTGGAATTTTGGTCAAAAGGGAGGCAAAAAAGAAAAGAAAAAAGAAACCCCGTTTCGGTCTATGCCTTACTACATAAGGGCTAGAGAGACACTGACACTCTCATTAGGCTTTCCATAGCCTGACCTGACTAGACATTGGTAAACACTAGAAAACTCATAAGACATCGGGCACCTACCCACAGATAAAAGCATAGCCTCTACAGAGCGAGAACAGAGCATAGGAGCTACTACCCCCCTAGGAATGTCTAGACCCCCCTAGAATCGCGTTTAAATGCGTTTGTATCCCCATGGAAATGAGAGGGGGTAGGGCTGGATTGGGTGGAAAAGGAGGGGGCCCGGTAGCTCGTTCCCAAAATTTCTACAAAAACTTTTTACCCCTATCACAATCCCGAACTGAGAATTAAACTCTTGTATTACTTCTCTGGAAGAAAAACCCTGTAAATGAGGAAAAGTGCCAGATTTCTCGGGTTTATACAAAGCTTTGACCAACAGAAAAGTAATACTTGGAATCCTGTATAAAATTTTTTGTCCAAAACTTTTCAGGTTGATAGAATGCGGCCATCGTATTGAAAGGCAATGTATGGAACGTGAATGGCAACTTGCTCATCCGCTGCATGATGTTGATGACATTGTGGAGATGGCTGATAGTGTGTTTGGTAAGGAGGCTGATGGAATACTTACGAGAGACAGGAATGTGTTCCGTAAGAATGTGACCATCACTGCTACTACCCAACTGTTTGACAAGGGTAGAGAGTTCTTAGCTGTTTGCCGGACTAAGCCTGAACACAAGAAGATTGTGGTTGATGGATTCCTTGACCATGAACTGATTGAATCTAAGCTGCTGGGATACTGCTGGTTTGACCGTGGTGGGTATACGACCTATGCTAATGAGGAGATCTCAAATGCCAAGTTCCACCATTTGGACTTATCTCTTCCTGCTAGACAACGTGTTAAATTAATCCATGAGATGATTGACCAACATATCTTGTGGGCAAGTACTTGGGGTATTCCTGTTATTTGTTCAACAAGTATCCGTAGTGAGCATGATGGGTTTATGAAAATCCATAAGAAACGTGGATTTACAGTAAACGGTTCATATGCTTGGATCAGAACTGAGAATGGTTTAAAGGGTTTACATGAAAAAGCCTAAAGACGCTGATTTGCTTTTTGGTGAAATAAGGCCGGAAGGTAGCTTGGTTACTTCTCCTGAAGAACTGGAAAAGAAGAAGCACTTCATGAAAATGAAGCGGCTTGAGAAAAGGGCTATGGGTTTGGCTACTGGTGAGAAGTTTCCTAAAGAGGAAAAGAAGCCTATCGGTCGACAGAAGTCTATTGTCAATCGGGTTACTGAATACGGTGCTTTGTTCAACAAGCTCAACGAAGAGAGACTGGCTAAGGGTCTGCCTCCTTTGAAGACAGCAATGGAGGTACTGATTGATGCCATGCAATCTGAAGAAATTGATATCAAGGATAAAGCCAGGATTGCTGACAAGCTGGCTCCGTTTGAATCATCTCGTGCCCCCATTATTTCAATTGAGCATGTGAATAACGTGAACAAAGAGGAAGAGGTGTCTGCTGATGATGCCCTTGATGATTTCTTGACGGCCCTACGTAAAGTTTGACATTAGATTGACAATAAAAAAGGTCTGTTGCATAATCTACTTATGACAAGCAGACCTAGCAAAGACCTTACGGGGCAAGTTTTTGGCAGACTAACTGTTGATGGCTTTAGTCATATAAAAAAATATGACAGCGGAAGAACGCAAGCCATGTGGCATGTGACTTGTTCTTGCGGCACAAAAAAAATTGTGTACGGCAACAACATGCTTAACGGCAGTGTGAAGGGTTGTGGCTGTTTAAGAAAAGAAGGCTTAAACAAAAAGGAGCGTGGCGAAGCTAGTTTTAATTCCAAGTATGGGATGTACAAGAAAAGCGCAGAACGAAGGTCGTTTGAATTCCATTTAACAAAGGATCAGTTCAGATCTATTGTGGTGCAAAATTGCGCTTATTGCGGCAGCGCACCTTCTGGAGTTCACCATGCTACCCACTGCTATGGGTCGTTTGTTGGCAATGGGGTGGATAGAATTGATTCTTCAAAGGGATACACTGTGGATAACTGTGTGCCTTGCTGCAAAACTTGTAACCACATGAAGCTTGACCATTCAGTTGATCACTTCATCGACCACATTCAAAAGATATTGCAGCATTTGCGTAAAGTGTAATAATCCCATTACTTTCATGAAAGGTTAGTATGTCTACCAACTTCCTGTACGCCCAAGCTCCTAACCGCAAGGGCAATATGTCCAAGCAGCCTCCATCCAAATCAGGTGGTGCTACCAATGTGACCAACACCAAACACGGTGTATCGGGGCCTACTGGTCAACAAGGCGCTCCTAAGGCTGGTGGTGACATTACTGGTCGCCATCAAAAGGTTCAAGTCAGCACCCATGCTGATTACTGTGGAACCATCAAGAACGATGGTTACATGAACAAATCTGTCAAAAACTACTTGGGGTAAATCATGTCCTACGGAAAAGTAATCTCTGGTGGCGCTCGGATGACCAACGGTCTGACCAAGAACATCAACGGCAAGCTCAAAAGCTTTGAAGAAGGCCATAAGCGTAGTCAGACTCTGGCTACTGCTGTTGGCAAAGCCTTTAACCAAAACCCTCTTTCTGATAACCACCTGAATAACATCAACGTGGCAGCAGCGAAGAAGTTTACTGTCCCTAAACTCCCAACCAACGTATAAGGTAATGTATGGCAACGTATGACATTGAAGCACTGAAAGAAGACCTCCCAACCGCCAAAGACCTTGCTCAGTTTGTTTATGACAAAGTGGGCATCTCTTTGGACTTGGTAGGCAAGCCAAAAGAAGAGCAGTATCTGGTTGCTCGTAACGCTCTTGAGGGCAAGAAGATCCCTGCTGATTTTCAGACGGATCTCAACCCCTACATTGATCGCAAAGAGTTGATCCCTGTTGACGAGAAAATGCAATTGCCTCCTCGTCCAGCAGATCTGCCTGACCCTGGTTCGCAGGTCCATTTCTTTGGTGCAACAAACATGCCTCACCCGACAGACCCTCAGTCTGACAGGAAGGTGCAAATCAACTTCCGCAAGTACGACAATGGCGTGATCACGTTCCAAGTAACTGGCCCTATTGAGCAAGTTGCTGTTGGCGAACGTATCAACAAGTTTGGTCAGAAGCAGCCCGAGAAGTTTTCTTGGATTGATCCTCGTACAGAAGAAATCTTGTTGCGCCGACCTGATGGCACATTCACTGAAAAGGGTCGTGGCTTGTATGCGTTCTGTGTTGGCGAAAAAGGTGGTGGCATCTGGACTTTGATTGACCGCAACGTAATGAACATCGCTGAGAAGAACGTCACTAACCCGTGGGCGTGATGGACGATCACAGCACAACCTTTCGGCTAAAGCTGTCTTCTCAAGCAGAGACATGCGCTAGGAAAACTCTTGAGTGGCTACAAAAGGATCTTCAAGGAGATCGTGAACTAGCCCCTCAGGACGTTTACTACCTTGCGTCTGCTGCTGACCTGTTGCTGACCATGCGTGACGTGTATGGCAAAAAGTGAAGCCAGTGACTACATCCTCCCGGTTTACAAAGATCGGGCTTTAAAGCATTTGATTAAGTTGGCTGGTGGTAAGGCTGCTATTAAGCACCTTGATGCTGACCAACTTAAAAAGATGAAGGATGCTAGGGATGTCATCGCCAAGGACATGCAGTACAACACCTTAAAGTGGTTCAGACCTTTTAAGTATCAGTCTGCATTCTTTGAGACAGGAGCAACCCACACCCGTAGAGGAATGATTGCAGCTAACCGTGCTGGCAAAACAGTCGCCTCTACTTACGAGACTGCCTATCACTTGACGGGCAGGTATCCAAAGAATTGGAAAGGCAAGAGATGGGACAAACCCATCATTGCCATGTGTTCTGGTGAATCCTGGGAACAGGTAGCTAAGACACTGCAAAGCAAACTGCTTGGATGCGATGACATCAAGCAATCGTACAAATTAGGCACAGGCTCTATCCCGCTTGAGTGTATTGACGAGAAGTCATACCGAACAGACGGGGCTAACGTCCTGTCTATTGAAGTTTGGCATATCTCTGGTGGCAAATCAAAACTCTACTTCTCCAACTACACACAGCAAGTGCGTCATCTGCAAGGTTTTGAACTTGACCTTGTTGTCTTGGACGAACAACCACCAGACGAAATCTTCTCGGAACTTGTTGTCCGTACTGCACAACGGAACGGGCAGGTACTGTGTTCATTTACCCCACTCAAGGGTATGTCAGGACTTGTTCGTAAGTTCTGGGACAAGATAGATGGCTACACCCATGTCCGAGTAACTTGGGACGACATCCCTTTTGAAAACGAATGGGATGAAAAGTTCTTTAGCCAAGAAGAACGTGATCAACTGTCCCGAGACTTTATGCCTTGGGAGCGTGATTGCCGGATGAAAGGTATTCCGCTTGTTGGTCAAGGCGTGGTATTCCCATTGCTTGATTGGCCTACCTACAAGGGTATTGATTTTGACCTGAAGAACAATGAGAAGCTTGAGCGATTGATTTCCTTTGACTTGGGTATCAAAAATGATCCAACGGTTATCAGCTTCTTTTTCCGAGATCCAGTGGAAGAGGTTATTTACCTGCACCGCCAGATTAAGGTTGCTCAAGGTGAGACACCAGACGAATACGTCCATTATTTGATGGACAGAGAAACCAAGGGTGTTCCGATTGCCCTACCCCATGATGCCACACAAGCAGGTCGATACACATTGACCGAACAATCAGTCCGTGAAGTGTTTGAAGACAACTATGGCCTGAACTGTATTGCTGGTGCTATATTGAACCCCGTGAATGACCAAGGCAAGGTAACCAACCATAAGTCCTATGGAATCAATATAATGCGGCTAGGCATGGAACGTGGCACATTTAAGATAAATGAGTCTTGCGTAGGTTTTCTTGATGAAGCAAGGAACTATGCCATTGACGAAGCCGGACGATTTAGTGATCCTGACGACCACATTGACTCTGCTCGGATTGGCATTTTGGCGTTGATTCAAGGTCACGGAGAATCTATGGTTAGCCGAGCGAACACATTCCAATACCGCAGACCAACCGCCATTGATGGCAAGGTGCAAAGGATCTAATCATGCTAGACAAACAGAACATAATCGTTGAGTACATCGAAGCACCTGCTGGCAACAAAGGAATTGTTTTTCAAGTAGCTCATGAAGTCTATTTGAAAATGGTTGATTATTTGCGATTAACGCAAGCAAAAAACACCTTTAACCGTCTTTCTGATTACCACTACCTGAATATTGCTGTAAGCAACTCCACCGAGCCAATCCGTGGCATTGACTACATTCACCCTGTAGTAACTCCAGGTGTTGATTACGCTACGGCCATCATTACAAAGTGCCTGATGCCTAACGGCAAGGTTAACTTTGAGTTTGAGCGTTTCAGTGAGGCTGATAGCGCACAAGCTAACCAAGCTACTGAGATGGTCAAGTACATGATCAACTCAAAGAATGATTCTTACGCTTGCATCCGTGATTGGGCACAAGACTCATTGCTTCACAAGAACGGTATTGTGATGGTGTCACCAGTGCGTGAACCCATTACCCAATACAAAGAGGTTGAGGGGACGAAGGACCAATTGCGTGTGTTTGAGACTATGGCTGCTGAAAAGGGCCTGACAGTCAAACGCCAGAACATGCGTAAGATTGACGTTGACCTTGAAGGTGTCATGCAGGAGATGATGAATCCTGATGACGACCAAGGAACAATCCAAGAAGAGGTCAATGAGGCTATTGCAGCCAATACGGTGTACCGTGCCAAGTACAAGATGACAGGTTTCTCAACATCTGTCCGTATCAAGCATGTTGCCCAGCATTATTTTGTCTGCAACCCCACAATTCCCGGCATTCAGGACCAAGACTTTGTTGGGTTCTATGACCCAATGACAATCCATGAGTGCAAAGCTCAATTCCCTTATGTTGACATTGAAAAGCTTGCTGACCATGCTGCCTACGGTCCTGCTGGTGCTTATCAAGCAGGTGCATTGGAAAACGATCTTGCTTTGCATGCTCGTGATTCCACTCCTGTTCCAGGTCAAGGCGTAATTGCTTCTGCTGGCGCTGATCGCTACAGCCGAGTCATCATGTTGACAACAGCATGGATTCGCAAAGACGTAGACGGTGACGGTGAGGAAGAAATCGTTGAGGTTTGCTTCTCAGGCTCGTATGTTCTGTACGTCAAAGAGGTGGACTTCATTCCTTTGGCGGCAATGTGCCCCAAACCCATCACTGGTAACTTCTTTGGCTACTCTTTGGCAGAACGTCTTGTGCCAATGCAGGAATACGCTACCTCCATTGCTCGTGCTGAGATGGCTTTTGCCATGCAGTCGTCTACACCTCGTATTGGTGTAAACCCTGAGTTTATGGATGCCGAAGAGATCCAACGTGGTGTCTCTGCCATGTTCATCTTGGACCGTAAGTTTGATCCTGCCAAGCACATCTATGAGTTTGCGCCTATGCAGGGTAACTTGGCCTACGTTCAGTCGTCTATGCAGCGTTTTGAAGCTGACAAGATGGCAATGATTGGCATGACAAGCCCTAACGATGTGCTGAACCCTGAAGTAATGAAGGATGGCAACTCTGGCTTTAAGCTGCAATTGGCTATGGGTCCAAACCAGCTTATCCAAGACGAGATGGTCAAGAACTGCGCTATTGGTCTGCGAGACATGATCTACATTGTCTGGAAAACACTGATTCAGTACTCTGACGACTACAACATTCAGCAGTTGGCAGGTGTTTGCGGTAAGGGCGCTCCATTCATGGATGCCATCTCAATGGAAAACTATGAATTCATTGACCGCAAGCTGATTAACATTGATTTGGCCTTGGGCTTTATGTCTGATGAGAACCGTTTGACCCGTCAACAGTTGATTGGTCAGGCTCAACAGCAGTTTACCCAGGCCATGATGGGTTTAGACCCAAGCGTTCCTGAGTTGTTTGGCAAACTGCGTAGGCCTTTTGAAGATACTCTGCGTGTATTGGGTGTCAAAGACGTTGATGCCTACTTGCCTACCTTGGAAGAAGCTGCAAAGATTATTAAAGCTCAATCCGAGAAGGGTCCAAGCGCAGAACAGCAGAAGATTCAATCTGAAACAGATTTGAACAAAGCCAAGATTGAAGACACAATGGCAAACACTGCGTTTACTCAGAAAAAGGCTGAGGACATTGATACAGACAACATGTTTGAGGCTTTGGCTGCTAAACGAGGAAAGCTGCATTCAGTACAAGTTGATTAAAGGATTGCAATGAAAAGCTTGGTATATAAAATACGTGAATATTTCAACAGACGGACAAAATCCGCAGACTCAAGTAAAGGAGCCGATGTACATCGAAAAACTTTAGCCATAGAAAACGGGGAGTGCGCTTCCCGCCTCATCAAGAATGAGGATTTTGCACTGTTGTTTAACCTTTACAGGTTTAACTTACTGGAACGGTTGGAAGATTGTCGAACCGATCCAGAACGCATCGAAAATGCATTTAATGTTGCTGGAGTACGAGATTTCATCGGTTTCATTGAGAAAATCGAATATCTTGGAAAAGTGGCTCAGAAATCTAACACTTAACCAAAGAGAGTAAACTATGTCAGACGTAATCACGCAAGTGACCGCCCCTGAGCAAACTGGTGTCGTGAATCCCGCCGATGCTATCGCTGCAATGATTGCCGCTAACAAGCGTAACAGTCCGCAACCCGATGGCAGTTCACCTCCACCAGCAGGACAAGAGGCTAAACCCTCCCCTGAGGCGGCTCCTGTTGAAGGAACCGAACCTGAAGATGGCAGTTCAATTGAGTCGGATGCCGCAGAGTCAGAAGTTGAAGCCGAGTCCTCCGATGGAGTAAACGAAGCAGTCGATTTCCTTGAGTTTGCGAAAGAGAATCCTACTGTGATGTTGAAGATTCCTAACAAGGACGCAGAAGGCGGCTTTGTAGAGTTAACAGCAGAACGGGCAGCTTCTATTCTGGGTCAAGGTAGTGCTATCCATGAAAATGCTCGTAAGCTTAAAGCTGAAAAAGCAGATTTTGAAGAGTATGAATCGAAGCGCAAGAGTGAACTTGATGGTTTGCAGATAGGCTTGGAGTTAACAATCGTCCCTCAGTTGAAAACTGCTGCTGATGAACTGATTACGATCCAAGAATATAACCAGCAATGGCAGCAAATCTATCAAAGCACGACTGATCCTGCTCAAAAGAGCCAAGCTGAAGCAGCAATGCGACAGAACGCTCAATTGATCCAAGAAAAGTCTGAGTTCATTAAGGCGAATCGGCCTAAAGTCGAACAGTTTTATCAGCATCGTTCTGCAATGGTCCAAGAGAGCTTGGAAAAAGCCAGGCAGTCGTTTACTGATAAAGAGTTGGGCAATAAGGCTATCTTTTCTGAGATTCGTGAGAAGCTTGGGAAGGATTGGAAAGGTGCAAACAGTTCGTTTGTTCCTGGTGTACCAAACATTGATTTGGTATCCAGTGATGAATATCTGTTGGGTCTGATTCGGGATGGTATGAAGTTCCGAGAAGGACCAAAGGTCAAAAATGCTGGTGGATCTCTAGCTGCTGCTAGTCGTCCTGTAGCAAAGGCCAAAACTGCTCCAGATAACGAGATGGAAAAACTTCAAAAGCAAGCTAAGTCCGGCGATAAGAATGCGGCTCGTGACCTTTTAGCAACCATGCTTGCAGCAAACAAACGCAAGCGATAAACAGGAGTTTTAAATGGCTACCATCACCTCTGCAAACCTTGGTAACGGCAACGGCTCGTATACTACCGACATCGTGGTCAAAGACCTCGACATGACAGTCTCTAACTATGTTAAAGACCGTACCCCCCTGACCAACATGGCTATGTCCAAGAAGCGCAAAGTCAATTCGACTCTGCACATCTGGCCTGTGGATTACTACCGTACTCCCGCCCTAAACGCCAAGTTGGAAGGCGCTGCTGTCCAAGCTTCCCAAGCTGAAAACAACACCCGTGCCAACTGCGGTAACTACACACAGATCTTTACGACTGTGATTGGTGCTACAGGTACTGCCCGTGCTGTTGAACAAGCTGGTGGCGATCCACAAGCCTACCAAGAAGTCAAGCAATTGACTGAGATCATGTTTGACGTTGAACTTCAGATGGTTCGTGCCGATGGCGCTTCTATCAAGTACAGCGGCCAAGCTGCTACTCAAGGTGCATCGCCTAACAACGGTCGCCGTTTTGGCTCCTTGTACTCTTTCGCTGGTACACGTTCCGGCAACGAGACAGATGGCACTTCCGTCCTGAACTTGGCTACCAGCGATGGTAACGATGTGACTTCTGCCACTGCTACTAACCAGCCTTTCAACGGCTTGTTGAGCAACGCTGGCTTGGGTTACTTTACCTTCAACACTGGTGTTACCCTGCAACAGTTCAGCCCCTTCCTGTACAAGCAATTGGTTACCACTGCTGAACAGCGTTTCAATGCCAAGATTACGAACATGGTTGTCCCCACTTCCATGCGTACACACATCTCGGACATGATGCCTACCAGCCGTTCGATCAACCGTTTTAACCCTGCTGACAAGGGCGACACGATTGGTACTTACGAAGGTGACTTCAACTACACCTACCAAATCGATGACTCTTGGGTTATGGACCAAACAGGCGCAGACAACACTTCTGCCCTGTTCCTGAACCCTGACGTTATCCAGTGGGGTAGCTTGCGTGAACTCGGTCCAAACAACGAAGTGTTCAGTTCTGCTGACGCTTCTTTGGATCAGTACATCATGGAAGGTACACTGATTGTTCGTAACCCAGCAGGTGTTGCTGTGTTGGCTAACATCAGCCCAACTGGTGCTGCTGTGACTGCTCCACGTCCTGCTGGTCAAGTCCAGCGTTACCTGGCTTAAGCTTTAAAGCTTTTCTGAAGGGGCTCCGAAAGGGGCTCCTTTGGTAAAGCATGGAGAAAGCAATGACTGAAGACGATGACATCAAAGTTAACGAAGAATATTATTCAAAGGGTATTCTTGAAGCCGGAGTAGATGGCGTATTCCGTCATAACGACAAACTTTTTAATGAGGTCAAGTCTGGTACTTGGTCACAAACATTTAAAACAGACAATATCGACTATAAAGTTGGTGCTGTTAATGGAAACAGGTATGTTCAATACGAACAAAAAAACGTAGAGAACGTAAAAGAGTTTTGTAAGCAGCAACGTGAGTTTTACAAGATCCACGGTACTGACAACCCTTTCTTTGCTGGTACTGCTCACATGATGCAGCTACCCAAATGCTTTGCCCATGAGATCAGTTCTAGGTGGTTTAACAACCGTCCTTGGGAATTGATCAAGCAAGAAAAGAAGGACAAGATTCTGTTCTACGCAATCGTCAATGAGTACTACTCAGATTTCGTTTGTCACCCTAGCGGAAAAATCCCTATTCCGTATAATCCCGCAATACCGACTAAGTAAGGATGAACTATGGCTCTCTTCATTCAATCAGCTAACACGCTTGTTAGTCGAATTGCAAATTGGGTGGGAGCTATACCTTCAAGTGTTGGCATCAACGCTACGGCTTACAACACCACAACCAAGGTCATTACCTGCTCTGCAAACCCAACGTCTGTAGTTTCTGTTGGTGACTTTATTGGTTTCAGCGTAATGGGTCCTTACGCATTGGCTGTATCTGTTACCAGCACAACAATTACAGTTAACGACCCTGAAGGCATTTGGGATGACGCAGTAGTTCCCACAGCAATCATTAAAGTTCCTACACAATCGACTATTGAGATTACACAGTCTATTCAAATGGCTGAACTCAAGATGAGGACGATTGAGTTGCCAGCTTTGCGTAGCAATCCCTACGATGATGTTGAACCAGCCCATCTGATTACAGATGCCAAAGGCATGGCCCCCATTCCTGCTGACATGTGCTTTCCGATTCTGTTCTTCCAAGAGAGTCAGCCAAGCAACCAAGAGTATGAAGGCACAAACCTTGGCCCTTGGATTGTGTATGACCGAGTTGGGGACCGAGAGATCATTCGCCGCAGAATGATTGACCAGTTGTACATCCGTCCATTTGGTGTACCACGGGTTATTCGTGCTTCTTTCTCTGAAGTCGGACCAAACTATGTGTTTACGCCCAATCCTGGTGAGAACGTCATTATCAAGGCGTATTACCAGCGAGTATTTCCGTTCTTGTTTAGCTCAACTGCTGACGTTGAGTACCCTGTTGTCCAAAGCAACGCAATTCTGGCCTCATTCCCTGAAGGATACTTCTACGGGACATTGTGGGCTTACTACGACAAGAACAAAAACACAGAAGAAGCCCAGAAATGGCTTTCTCGTTTTGACGACTCATATGGTCTGATTGAAGACCAGAACTACAAGGGCAAATGGCGTGGTGGTGATCAGCATTTGACATCTGAATTCCAGCCACGCACGTATCGTTACAGCTTCAAGTGAGATAACACATGCCATATCAAGCACAACCCAGCACTGAAACAACAAGCCTGTACGGTACGACTGTAAAGTTTGGCGTTACAGGTCCTACTGGACCAACGGGTCCCACAGGTCCTACAGGCGCTCCATCTACTGTTGTTGGTCCAACTGGTCCTACAGGTAGCACTGGTCCATCAGGCCCAACAGGTTCCGCATCAACAGTTGCAGGTCCAACAGGTCCTACGGGATCTATTGGTGCTACTGGCCCCACTGGCTCTCCGTCTACCGTAGCTGGTCCTACTGGCCCAACAGGAAGTACGGGTTTAACTGGTGCTACTGGCCCTACAGGTTCGACAGGTGCAGCATCGACTGTAGCTGGTCCTACAGGACCTACAGGCGCACAAGGCAATACAGGTCCTACAGGCCCTACAGGAGCGCAATCTACAGTAGCAGGACCTACTGGTGCAACAGGTCCTACGGGTATGCAAGGACCTACAGGCCCAGGTGGTGTGTTGGGAAATTGGGGTTCTTTTTATTCAACCCAAGACCAAGTAGCAGCCAGCACAACAGTTGCTTATCCCTTAACACTGAACAACACTGACCCTGACTCTAGTGGTGTAAGCATTGTTTCCAACAGCAGAATTACTTTTGCAAATGCTGGTGTTTACAACATTGAGTTTTCTGCTCAAGTAGACAGGGTTTCAGGCTCAGGTACTGATACTGTTGATATCTGGTTTAGAAAAAATGGAACAGACATTCCTGAAAGCAATACAGTTGTAACTGTGTCTGGTGGTGCTTCTGCTGCAAAAACTGTTGCAGCATGGAACTACATGCTTGATTTGTCTGCCAGTGACTATGTGGAATTGGTTTGGAGAACTTCAAATACCAATCTTGAGTTTACTCATGAGCCAGCCGGAACAAGCCCGACCCGACCAGCAGTTCCAAGTATTATTGTTACTGCTCATCAGGTGATGTATCAACAGATTGGCCCAACAGGATCTACTGGTCCTACAGGCCCTCAAGGCATTACAGGTCCTACTGGTCCACAGGGTATTCAAGGTGCTACTGGCCCAACAGGCTCTCAGGGAATTCAGGGTGTTACAGGGCCTACTGGACCACAAGGAATTCAGGGTCCAACAGGACCAACAGGCAGTCAAGGTGATCTCGGCCCAACAGGTCCAACGGGTGCAGCGTCTACCGTAGCAGGTCCAACTGGTCCAACTGGCAACACTGGCACAACAGGAGCTGTCGGTCCAACAGGCCCACAAGGCGCTACAGGCCCAACAGGGCCATCTGTTGGTGACTTGACAACAGACAACACTTGGACGGGTACGCAGACCTTCTCAGGTACAACTGCCAAACTATCTGTTGTTCTGAACGATGCCGCTGAAGTCACAACCATTACCGCAACAGCAGCTACAGGCACGATCAACTACGACATCACCACACAGTCGGTGCTGTTCTACACCTCCAACGCATCAGCGAACTGGACGGTGAACTTCAGGGCTTCTAGCGGCACATCGCTGAACACCGCATTGTCCACAGGTCAGTCGGTGACGGTTGCCTTCTTGGTTACTCAAGGCGCTACAGCGTTCTTCAACAACGCAGTGCAAGTGGACGGTACAACCTCTGGCGTGACTACACGCTGGTTGGGTGGTGCGCCTACAGCGGGTAACGCAAGCGGCATCGACAGCTACCGCTACCTCATCATCAAGACAGGCAGTGCCACATACACAGTGCTGGCTTCTGTCACACAGTTCAAGGCCTAAGCCATGCCATTACAAGCAACATCGGGTGCAGCAAGCTATGACGCTTTTGGTGGAGGCGTGCCTGTTGCAGCCAACTACATCGAAGACGTATTCAGCACTTGGCTGTACACCGGTAACGGCACAACG